CAAGACGCGGCTATCCTCTACGTGGCTGACGGTAACGGCACGTATCCCGGTTGCGGTAAGACTGGTTCGGCTAACCTGTTTGCCCGCACCACGCACAATGGCCAGAACAGCGGTATTGCCGATCTGAATGGTCTGGTATGGGAATTCTCTCCGGGCATGACTAGCGATGGCACGAACCTCTACATGCTCAACACCAGCGTAGCCATGAAGAACGTCACCGGCGGTTCGGGTGGTGCAACTGATCTGTTTGGCGCAGCCGGGATTGCTGCGATGTATACCAGCCTGGGTGCTACGTATCAGTCTCTGGTTAAGCAGAATGGCTGGGTCTATACCGGCAACGCCGCTGCACAGGTACTGAGCGAAGCCACCAGTGGTAACGACTGGGCACTGACCGGCTTTGGTGTACCGAAGTTAGGCGGCACGGGTGGCACCAATGCTTTTGGCAATGATGGCGTCTATCAACCGTCAGCCTGGCCAAATGAGCTGGCTCCGTTCTCGGGCGCGGGCTGGGACAGCTCCTCCGATGCGGGAGTCTGGGCATTGTATCTCAACGATGTCCGGACGGCCTCGCACAACAGCCTTGGGTTCCGCTCCGCCTTGTATTTGTAAGGATGTAGGGGCTGGCGATAGCCACGCCCCTTAAACCCATGGGACAACACTCCGAAGCCGAACTCAATCAGAAATTCATCGAGACCGCCAAGCTCATGAATATCTACCTCAATCACTTCCCAAAGTTTGAGAAGTATGCGCTCGCCCAGCAGATCCGGCAGTGCATGTATGAGGTATACGGGCTGATCGTGGAAGGCCAGAAGCGTTATCACAAGAAAACCACCCTGACGAATCTGGACATCCGGCATGAGCAGTGGCGCATGTTTGCGAATCTCGCCAATTCGCTGGGGTATTACGAGTTTAAGGACGGCAAAGGGTCGGATAAATCGCCAGCCAATCAAGCGGCGCACCGGTTCTTAGCCATCAGTCGATTGATCGATGAGCTGGGCCGCATGATTGGCGGCTGGATGGCGTTTGATCGACAGCAAGAGCAGCAACGGGAGGCGTCTTAACATGGCTCCGATCTCGGGCGCGAACTGGAACAACTCCTCCAATGCGGGAGTCTGGGCATTGAATCTCAACAATGTCCGGACGAACTCGAACAACAACATTGGGTTCCGCTCCGACTCTGGTTCACCTCGCACCCGGCGACGGGATGGTGGAACAAAGGGAGACGTTTTCCGGCACTACGGTGCGAAATCGGTGTTTCATCGCATTTCTGGTAGGCTGGCCACAAGCCGGTTCGAACGTCAGGCGGTGGTTTTATGAAACGCTATGGCCACCTGTTTGAGCAGGCTTTTACCCCTGAGAATCTGTATCTGGCTTATCTGGACGCCAGCAAGGATAAGCACAAGAAACGCGCCTGCTTTAATTTCGAGCGCCGCCTGGCGCATAACCTAGACCGGCTGCATAAAGCACTGCACGACGGCACGTATAAGCCGCAGCCGTATTACACGTTCACCGTGTACGAGCCAAAAGAGCGCAAGATATTCGCCCCGGCGTTTTGCGATCTGGTAGTGCAGCATGCCATTTACCGCATCATTTACCCGATCTTTAATGCCGGTTTCGTCGATGAGTCGTTTGCCTGCCGCAAAGGGAAGGGCACACACAAGGCCGCTGATTACGCCCAGCAGGCATTGCGCGACTCTCCAGCCGGTAGCCACACGATCAAGCTGGATATTCGGAAATTCTTTTACAGGATCAACCGATCAATCCTGAAAGCCCAGATCGAGCGCAAGATCAAAGACCAGCGCTTTGTCGACGTGATGATGCTTTTTGCCGAATACGGGCAGCCGGTGGGCATACCGATTGGCAACCTGCTGTCGCAGACCTATGCGCTGATCTACCTGAACCCGCTGGATCACTTTGCCAAGCGCGTGCTGAAGGCGGTGCGTTACTGCCGGTACGTCGATGACTTCATTATCTTTGGCGTCAGCCGGGCCCGCTGCCTTGAGTATTTGACGCAGATCAAAGTTTTTATTGCAACGCTTGGCCTTGAGCTATCGAAATACACCATCGCCCCGGTTCGCCGTGGCGTGAACTTTGTCGGCTATCGCACCTGGGCGACCCGCCGATTCATCCGAAAGCACAGCCTGTTCAAGTTTCGCCGCGCCGCCAAGGCCGGAAAAACGGACAGTCTGGCATCAATCCTGGGTCATGCGCGCAGAACGCATAGCCTTCGATCTTTAATTCAATCCCTATGGAGCAACTACCATGACTGTTATTTACAGCTACCGCAAGTTTATCGACGCCGATCATACGCTTGAGATCAAGCTGCCAGAAGCAGAAAACGGCCAACGCATCGGCACTGAATTGGCAACCGTTGACGATGTGACCTATGTGTCGATCCCAGACGGCGCAACGCTGCCAGATCAACCGGCAGAAATCACTGTGGAAACCGTGACGCTTACTGAAGGGCTCAAGGCCGACATCGAAAACGCCAGCCCCTTTGTGCGCATGATCCGCAGCATGGTGTCGGACAAAATCGCCGAGCGCTACAGCATGGGCGATGAGATCAAGCTGCTGCGCACGGCACCGAGCGCTGAATTTGAGGCGTACAACGCGTACGCCGAAGAGTGTCGGGCGTGGGGTCGAGAGCAGCGCGCCGCCATTGGTTTGTGATCGTAACTTTCAATTATGAAACCCCGGCTCGCCGGGGTTTTTTATTGCCCAAATAGTCCGGTTTTTAGATAAAAACCGGAATCCGTATTGCATAGACTCGTCTGCATCTTTGATCCAGGGATTTAATATGACCCAGACAAAACAAACGCCTCATAGATGCAGCGAAGACGACGCAATCATTCAGGCAGCGGCAGATCATGCCGTTAAAAAGACCTTCGCCATTCTCGGTGTCGATATTGCTGATCCAGAGTCTGTCGAGGAGTTCCGGCAGGATCTGCGCTTTGGTAAGCGCATGCGAAAAATGAGCGATCACGGCCAGCTTGCCCTGGCAGCCATGTTTTTTATTGGTCTTGGCTGGGCAGTCTTCGAAGGCATCAAATCCAAAATGGGCATCCACTGATGTGCCTCTATGAGAACTGGCGAGAAATCATGCGCCGATCCTGGAGCCTGCGCTTCATCATCCTGGCTGGTCTGTTATCTGGCTGTGAGGTGGTATTGCCATTTTTTGCTGACCAGATCCCGCGCAACCTCTTCGCAGCCCTCTCATTTATCGCTGTCGCAGCAGCTTTTGTTGCTCGGCTAGTGGCACAGAAGGGGATCTGATGGAAAGTCAGGAAAACCGCATCAAGCGCATTAAAGCAGCAGTCGCCATAGCCATCACCATTGCCGTGCCCGCTGAAGGGCTCAGAAGGGTTGCCTATCATGACCCCGTTGGAATCCTCACTGTTTGCTACGGTTCAACGACACAGGTGCAAAAAGGCAAGGTCTACAGCCTGGAAGAATGCTGGGATCGTCTGGATTCAGATATGCAGCAAGCCATTCTTACTGTGGACCGTTGCGTACCTGGCCTGCAGCCGAACGTACTGGCAGCCTTTGGCGATGCCGTCTACAACATCGGGCCGCGCATCGCCTGCGACCCCGCAAAATCAACCGCAGCCAGACTCCTAAAGGCCGGAAAAGTCGTGGACGCCTGTAAACAATTGCCCCGCTGGAACAAGGTCAATATGGGCGGGATCTTTGTCCCACTACCCGGCCTGACCAAACGCCGCAACATAGAAATGAATATCTGCCTGGGAGGCTCGGATGCCATCCATTAACCCGTGGGCCATTCTCGGGGTACTCGCCACCGCCATCGGCATTCTCGCTGGTGGCTACTGGTGGGGAGACAGCGACAGAAACACCTGGTGGCTGGCCAAAACCGAAACAGACAAGCGCAAAGCCGTCGAAGAGGCTTTGCAGACCGAACGCATCCAACAGGGGAAAGTCAATGAAGCACTACGCCAGCAAGCAGACAGCCAAGCTGCTATCAATAATCGCCTTAGCGCTGACCTTGCCAGCCTGCGCAACCGACCCGAGCGTTTCGGCAACCTGTCCGCAGCCGCCAAAGCTGCCTGCACGGGTGTCACCGGGGCCGAGCTTTCAAGACAAGATTCAGAGTTTCTTGTCGGGGAAGCTGCCCGAGCCGACGAAATCAGGGCAGGGCTTGTCGCCTGCTACCAGGTAATCGACGCCACAAGGCCGTAGATCATGGCAGACGCAATCGACAAAGCCTGCGAGCGAGAGCAGATGGATCGAGACCTAGCCATTGCCAGCGCCCGTAAAAATAACGGCACAGCCAAGGCTACCGGTCACTGCCTTTCATGCAATGCAGCGCTAGATCAGGGCAAACGCTGGTGCGATACTGAGTGTAGAGAGGATTGGGAACTTGAACAGGAGTCCAAAAAGCGGCACCGAGGTCGCGGTTGATTCGGCCACTTTTAGGACACGATCCTCTACAACGCCCACGCGGCGCAGCATGTGGCGGGTTCGAATCCCGCCCTGTCCGCCACCAACCCCTGTCAAAGTCCACTAATTAGAACTGCCGGACCGAAATATAGCATTGATATATAAGGCTTCCGTTGATTTTTT